CTCACCGGCTTCGCATTTCCCCAGTTTTTCCAGGAGCGCGCCTGCCTCATCGCCATCGATATCGCGCGCGCCGTTACGCCGGATAGCTTCATAGATTTTGAGGTCCGTCTTGGGATTCAACCTGGTTTCGGTGCGGGTAACGCCGCGGCCGAGCTGGTGAATCAGCAGCTTGGATTTTAGCCGGCGCTCGGCCCATTGAGCATCGATCGGAAAGCCCACCGTGACCTCGATCCGTTCGCCCTCGGGAGTACGGGCTGGCAGGTTTTTGAAATCCGCCGCCACATCGAATAGTCGCGGGGGTTCGGAAGCGGGAAGCGCTTCCGGTACCAATTGATCTAATTCATCCATTGTTGTCGCCTTTCTTCAAATGGGTTTAAGCTGCTTTACCGAGCGGCGGGGGTTCTTCTTCTTGCCCCGGTATGAACAAGCCGCCGATTCCGGTGGTCGCGGTAGTCGCGGAAAGCGTACAGAGCGGCGGGCCAGCCACCGGCGTGAGAACGGTGACGGTACAGTTGATCGTCACGATGCCATCCTGATCCCCGATGACAGCGGCCGAAATGATGGTGCGCGGTAAGCTGATGGTCATTCCATGGGTCTGCGGACCCGCTCCGATCACCGCGCCGTTGATGGTGATCGTCGTCGCGCCCTCGGTTAAGGCCAGCAGATTGGTGTACTCCTGCGATCCAGCCACCGCGCGCGCCACGAAACTGAGCGTGATCGCGCGGGTGCCGAACTCCATGCGGCCGCGCGTCGCGAAGCCCTGATAACTTCCCGAGCCGGGGTAATAGCCGGTATCCAAGCGGACGTTGTTGTTCCAGCCAAACTGAAGCGAGGTAAAGCAGCCCGCTCGCGTCCCGGCCAGGTAATCGATCCCGTTGACGGTGATCGTAGCCGCATTGGACGAATTCAACAGGTGCTCCGAGGTCGGCGCCGGAATCGTGAGTCCGGATGGCTGGATGATCTGGCCGGTGCCAATCCAATGGGATGTGACCTGGCAGTTGGCGCGGCCCGGGCCCGAGGTCAGATTGAGCTGGAAGTCATTGACGACCATACCGACCGCGGCGCGATCCACAATCGCATTAACGCCGGTCCGAATCTGCTCGACATAGGTGAAGCTGGGGAGATTGATACAAGCGACGACCGGATCCTGCGGAGTGCATGCGTAGGTCCAGCCGGTACCCGCCGCCGTCTTGGTCCCGGCTCCCAGCGCAAAGTAAAACAGCCAGGCCATGAATTCGCTGGTGGTGTACTTCTGAAATTCCAGCGACGTGGACATGGTGGTTTTAAAGACGGTGGTAGGGAACTCATCGCCTTTGCCGATATCCATGGCATCGGTTTCCGTTCCCTCCTCGGTCTGGAGCGCGGCGGTGTTGGTTCGTAGCAGATTCCAGAGATCCGCCTGGATGTTGGCCGTCGAATAATTCGTCTGGGGCTTCATTCCGAAGGCAGACTTTAATTCCCGAATATTTCCTGGACAAGTTGGCATTTAAGCATCTCCCGTTTCGCTGATATCGATTTCCACGGTAAAGAAGTCAATTCCTTCCCGATCCGGCTGACGCGAACCGAGCTGAATATCAGCCGGTGAAACGCCATCCATGATTCCGCACGCCCGCCAGCGCTGGCCATCGCCGGGGACGGGTACGCCATCCACGACGTACTTCACCATGTCCTGAACTCGCTTCCCGGTATCGGCGCGGCAATGCACCATCAGTTTGTGGGTCCACATGCTCGCGTCGTTTTCTTTTTCGTTTCTGCGGAAGCCCTCATGGATCACGTAAATCAGACCGGAAGGCATCTCATAAATCGTGTTGGAAGTGGAGTTTTGGGCGGGATTAACGTCAATATAGGCGACAATCCGATTGGGATCCGAGCCAGGCAGCTCCGCGACCAGCTCCGGGATCGCCTGGAGCGTCGTCGTAAGCGCGTTGGTCAGGGCAATCAAATCCACCATCAATCCTCTGAGGGAGCGGCCAGCAATAACGGTCCCGCGCTCACTGGCGGCGGCGGTCCATCAAACGGCTCCCAGGCGACCTGGGCGTACTTGAGCATGACTTTGATGACCTCGTACACGATGGCCACCTGCTCGGGCGGGGAGAAGCCGATCATTTCCTCGTACTGCTCCGCGCGGAAGGCCTTCTGACGGGGGAACCGCGCCGTGGGTTGAGCGCGAATTATACCGGCGCTGGCTCTCCGGAGCGTGAAATTGTTCTTGAGATCGCCGGTCATTTCGTTGTCGCGGATGGGATCCGCAATTCTACGGAAAGCCTTCTTGACGAAGTAATAGCGGCGGTTGAGCGCTTTGGCTTTAATCCCGTTGGCATTGATCCCCGCGGCCCAGCGAGCTTTCTGGTTCTTAACCATGAGCTGGCCGATCCGCGTCAGCTCGGCGTTGAGGAGCATGGTGGGAGGCCGGAGCCGCCCGGAGCGTTTGATCGAGATCTTAAACTCGGCGGCGTACTTGGCATACATCCCCTGGAAACCCGGCATCGGCATTACTTTTTCTCCTTGAGGATCAGTCTCGATACGCCCACCGCCGTCGCATCCACACGATCCACCTGATAGGTGAGCGCGTATTCACTCGCCAAGCTGTCGCCTTTGACGGGGAGCGCCGGAAGCGAATCATTCTTGATCCAGATGTGGGAATAAATACCTGGCGAGGTCGGCTCATCCTCCACGCCTTCTTTCCAGATCGCATCTATAGTGAGCGGACCTCCTCCGGACTGCGGCGAGTAGTCGACAGTGATCCCGAAGGTCGGTAGAAGATCGTCCCACAGCATCGGAATCAGCTCGGTTTCGAAGTCAGTCGGCATCTGTCTTTCCGGTTCCCGCGCCGCGCAGCAGACCGCAGCGCGGGAGACCATCCTCCTGGGGGGTCGGCGACGAGCCCCTTTTAGAGCACCTTGGCGCGGAACGAAGCGTTCGGCCGGTACGGGAACAGGATCGGCGCGGATTGGAGCATTACGAAGCGGACACTCGGATCCGGCTCGACCCAGCTCTTGACGTAGTAGGGAGTTGCCTGGAGGCCTGCGTCTTCATCGCGGATCGCGCCATAGGCCTTAACGCCCTCCAAAGCCGGCGAGGTGAGGATGCACGTCCCAGCCGGGAACATCGGGGTTTCGGTACCCGTCGTCGGATCCACATACCAGGCTGAATAAACCCAAATGTTGAAGCCCTCGATCTCGCCCTTAAAGGAGCCGCCCTCCACCTGCTGGATGCTTCCTTCCATACTCGGCATGGCGACCGAGGTACGCCACAGGTTGAGGTACTGCTGAACGGTGGAATGGCTCTTAAAGACCTTCCAAACATCCACCGTCATCAGGACATCGATCAGGTTGGCCCCGGTTTGCTGGAGTACGAGCTGTTGCCAATCCTGGAGATCATCGAGTGGCTTGGCGGTACCCACGCTCCACAGCGTCGCTGCGGTGATGGTATTACCCGCTGCGCGGCCGAAATCCAGGACCACAGAAGGGTACTTATCGCCGCTGATGGTGGATTTTCCGCTGTACAGAATTTCCGCCGCCATCACTTCTTGACGCCGTCGTAGCATATCCAGCTGATCCTGGAGGCTGGTAGCGAGGAGCGCCCGCTGGCGATCCATCGGCGTGAGGGAGCCGCCAATCTGCTCGCCTGGTCCGCGCTTGAGCGGCCGGTTCATATCGAATACGCGCTTGTCCTTGATGTAGGCCGGGGTAATCGTGTTGGTGACCTGTCCCAGGTTTTCCACGATCTGGCCTTCCTGGAGTGGGGAAACGAAGGGCGCGATACGCCGTTTCCCCGGCATTACGTCAAAGTGAATCTGCTCGGACGTTTCGCTTTGCGTGATGGGGAAGTAGCGATCGACAAGAAACTGGGGATTCCCGATCAGGCTGGCGACAACCGTCGTGAGAACGTCGGTACTGAATAAATCTGCCATGTTTTTCTCCTTGTCCCTCCCGCGCGGGTGTCGCCGTCCCGCGCGAGCTGGAGCTGTTTATTTCCTGGTTGGCGGCCGGTGCTCGGTCGCATGCTCGCTAGCTTTAGATTCGGTCTGGGGACCGACTACGCCTTTACCGCCGCTCGGATTCTCGGATTCAACTGGCGGGTTAGCCAACTCGGGATGCTTCTCGCGCTCATCTGGAGTCAGATACGGGTAAATGCTATCGGAGGCTTTGGCTTCCTCCTCCTTGACTTGTTCCTTGACAGCTTTGGCGGCTTTCTCAGCGGCGGCTTTGTTCTCTTCCAGGTGTTTGCGCGCGGTGTCCTCTTCCGCCTGGGTGGGTGCGCTCTTGACCAGCGTCCCATCGGTGTAGATGACCGATTGAAGGTAAATACCGTAATCGCGCAACTGATCGGTCACCAGCGCGTGCGACAGCGCACCTGGCCAGGTGATGGCATCGGCTTTGAAGGATCCCGTCGTATAGACCTCAGCATTTGCGATCGCCGCCGTGGCATCGATATCGTTGACCAGGATGGCATTGCATCCAGCTACGGTAGTCGGTACCGTGATCGCGGAGGTAGCCGGATCCCAGTTGACGATGGTGCCGCGAACCAGGACTCCGATACCGGAGGCTACGGTTCCCGCTTTACTGTTCACGCCATCGCCGCTCGATAGGAGAGCGTTGTAAGCGTAGGTGGCGCTGCTGAAACTGGCAACAGCGATTGGATTGGCAGGCATGGTTAAAGTTCTCCTTTTCCTTAAACTGCGACTGGCCGCGGCTTACCGACAAAGCGGAGGATCCGCGCTGCTTCCGCTGCCGGGGATTGATCTTCTTCGTCGCTGCCTAGCCCAACCTGGGGATTGGGGATGCGCGACATAGCTTGCTCAAAGGCATTGGCTCTGGGCGGGATCGGGATCGCGGGGGGAGTTTTGGGCGAGGCGCTGAGGATCCCGCGCGCCTTGTCCAGATCGTCATTGGTCTGAAAAGCCAGATACCGCGCCAGACCCTCGCGGCCTTCCGCTTCCGCGCACTCCAGGATGGAGCGGATCCGCTGGCGCTCCGCGTTAGGTTCTACGACGACCACCCCGGTGATAACGGAGCTGGGACCGGTGTTGCTGCCGGTAGTCGTAATGACATTGTTGGACGCAGACGGCGGCGAGGTAGCCGCGGGGAGCGCCGGGATGGTGGAATCGGCCATATGGACCTCCTCTAATGCGGCTGGTGCCGCTGGAATTGAAACAACCGAACGGGGATCGAGCGTTTGTAGGAATGGCTCAAAGCTGGTGACCTGGTCGATCATTCCAGCCTCTAGAGCCTTGGGAGCCATCATGGTGGCGCCTTGGCCGAAGTCGTTAGCGACCTGGTCCGGTGTGATCCCGCGAAACTTGGCAACTTTGCCGATAAACAGATCCGCCATTTCATCGACCATGGCCTGGATCTGGGAGCGGCCCTCCGGTGTACCTGCATCCGCACCCTTCTTGGGGGATTGGCTGGAAATGATCTTGTAGGATTTGATGCCCTGGCGCTCTTGCGCGCCGGTTCGATCCGTCTGGGTAGCGATCACGCCAATCGAGCCTAGCCGCGCTGATTCATCCGCCACGATCCGCCTGGCGGAGGATGCCAGCCAATAAGCAGCGGATGCTCCTAGACCCTCCACGTAGGCGGTTACTGGTTTACGAATCGCGCCGGCGCGGATCTGATCGGCGAAGGCGTTGATGCCATCCACTTCGCCGCCTGGAGAGTTGATCTGGAGAACGATCTGCGACACGGCGGGACTCTCCACCGCCGCATCGAAGGCGAGCGCGGCGCTCTCCACAGAAGTGGCTCCGCTGATCGCCGTCATGAGGTTGGCATAGCGGAATATGGGCCCCTCGATCGCCAGGATCGCGGTGGATCCGCGCATCCTTACCTGGCCTCCGGTGTTTTCCAGGGGTCGGCCGACTTTTGCTGCTACCGCTTCCAGATCAGCCTTGACGTACTCCGGCGAGCTGTGCTCCATCACAATCCGGTGCATCTGATCGAAATCCTCGGGGCGAATCGCCCAGGGCTGGGTGTGGAGCGCGGCGAGGATGCGAAGATAGCGCGGTATGAACGGTCGGGGCGCGGACAGTTCTATGAACAAGGGATCAAAATCGCTCATGCTGGTGTTCCTTGTTGCGGTGTAGGTGCGGGTTGTTCCTTACTGAGCGGCGCGATACTGAGCACATCTGGCTCCAGATCCAGCTCCTTCATCCGCTTCTTTTCCAGCGCGAGCTGGTCCAGGACTTCGATCCAGTCCCGGCCCTGCTCGGCGCACTCCAGCTCCAGCGTGGAGGTCATCGATTGCATCCGGATCTGAGCCGCTTCCGCTTCCTTGGTGGGATCGATGGTCCCGCGGCCGATCCCGATCCACTTGGAGCGGCAGTAATACCAGTAGTTGTCGTAGAAATCAGGAGCGTCGATCAGTCCTCGTCCCACTGCTTCCTCCAGCCACAGCCGGTAAACCGGCGCAGCCCAGGATTCCGCGAGCCAGGCGCGGCGTACCGCGAAGTGCCGCCAGGCCTCCTGGAGCGCTGCGCGCGCGGAGCTGTAATTGGTCTTGGAGAAATCCTTGATTAGCAGCTCATAGGGTAAGCCCAGGGAAGCTCCGATCTGGCGATCGATGGATTCGCAGAATTGCGTGAACTGAGCGTTGGGACGCGCGGGAATGAACGGCGAGAGTTTATCGCCGGGATAGAGCGGAATCATGGTCCCGCCCTCAAGCTGCACGCGGTATAGGTTTTTAGCTTTTAGGTATTCATCCGGGTCGCCGCCCACCAGGTCGGCTAGCGTCGGTCCATCCAGCGGCGTTTCGATCACGCCGGCCAGCAATGCGTTCACGATGGCGCTCTGTAGCTCCGTCCGCTGATAGCTGTCCAGCATCCGGAATTGCTCGATGATCGGGGTGAGGATTGGTCGGCCGCGTGTCTGATCGATGCGCTCCTTCTGGTGAACGTGGAGGACGCGCTTCCGGCTCCAGCTCGTTTCAGCGGGGATTCGATCCCACTGGAAGCCCTGCGAGGCGACCGCCAGAGCTGGCCCCAGAAACTCCGCGCCGACTACGGTGTAGATGTTCGTGAGGATTTGGGGTAAGCGTCGGATCCAGTAAGCTACGGGACGGCCAAAGTTATCCTTTTCGACGCCGCCGATGAGCGTGGAAGTTGCCGGCTTGAAATACGGATTCGATAGCCGGTCGGATTCGATCAGTTGGAAACAGGTGCGGAATGGCGTTTCCATCCCGCGATCCTGCCACATGACCAGAGCGAGAGCTTCCCCGTTTTCCAGCGCGGAGCGGAAGATGAGCTGGGTCATGGAGGCGAAATTAAGCTGGCCCGCGATATCCACAGCCGTGGACTCCGCATACGCTTTCCACAGACTCTCTACCTCGGTGCTCCACTCCTGGGCCCAGTCGATATCTTTTCCCAGAGCGCGGTAATCCGGATTCGCGGCCAGGCGCAAGCCCGTCCCGGCCACGTTGTCCTGGAGCGTCTGGAGCGCGCCCGCCGCCACCCCGTTATTGCGGTTGAGATCGCGAGCGCGGCCGACCAGGGTAGGGAGATCCGGAAGCAGATCGAAATCCGCTGGAGCGCGATGCGGGATCCAGTTGGAGAGCTGCTTCCGGATAATGGAGGCGCCGGAATGCGAGGTATCGCTCAGAGCCGCTTTGAGAAGCGGGGAATTCTCTTGCGCCTTCAGCAGAACCTCCAGGGTAGAGTTCATGGCCAGGCCTCAAATGAGATCGGTTTTCGCGCAGTGCTGGTGGTGGTGCCTCCGCTCTGAGCTGCGCATTGAGCGGACAAGCCATCGATGAGCCGCTGAAGCTTGTCGGTATCGGCCTTGTTGTACTCCACGCGGCCGAGCTGGGGTGATTCGATGGCTACCACGGCTACGCCTGTAGACAACTTGAACATCGCTTGCTGGGCAAGCGATAACAGGGCACAGGGATCGGTGGGAAGCGGTGCTTTGGGCTTGGCTATCATTCTGGGGTGTCCTTAGCTCCAAAAGATTGGAATCGGGGCGGCTGAATATGCCGGTGCGCTTTTTGAGCGGGCGGTAAGTGGATGGGCGCAGCGGTAAGATCGCGCTCGATGGAATCCCATCGCTCCGGACGCCAGGTATCCAGCCGCATCGCCGCGGCCGCGGCCATCGCGTACAACCGGCAATCCAGCGCTTCGTTGCGATCGCGTACTTTCTCCCAGACCGGCTGTTTGAAGCCGCCTGGTTTAACCCGCATGACCAGGCGCTCCGCGCAGAGCTGTTCGAAGTACTCTTTCCCGTACTGGGGGAAGTGGCAGAAGCCGGTCGGCCAAAGCTCGCCATCCTCCTCGGCCGGGACGCTGGATTTGAGCCAGCGGTAAAGCTGCTCTTTTCCGATGCTCACGTTGACCGGCCACAAGCGGATCCCGGGCGGCATCCGACGACCTTGCGGCGTGACTTCGATCAGGGAAGGGACGTTCACCAAGGCCGAGCTGGAGATATTCCCCTTGATGCCCATGACGCGAGCGAGCGTCATCCGCCGCATGAAGTCATACACCGTCGACGTATTGAATCCCGTGTCGACGGCGAGCTTGGCGATCCGGAGCGGGTGGCCGTAGGCGGTCGTAAACTCCTCATCGAGAAGCGCGGCCAGCGCATTCCAGACCTCCACCTGATTGGTATCGCCATCGAGGACGCGGTAGTCGACAGACCAGGATTCCCGGTTCCGGCCCCAGGAAACGATCTCGACCTCAATCCGGCGCGCCTGCACGTCCGCGCCGGCTGTGAGGACCAAACCGCCATAGGGGACGATGCCTATCGGGTACAGCTCGCGGCGCTCGTAGAGGCGGTCGACATCTGGCATTTCTCCCTCGTCCGTCCAGGGTAAGCCTAGGATGGTGTTCCAGAACACCTGAAGCTTGGCGGAATCGCCCTCAGCTTGTTCGTGTTGCTGCGCGATGTGGCCCCAGGTCATCCAACCGGCCGGGGAATACAAGCTGGATAGGTGAAAGCTTCGGATCTTCCCATCCGTTCCGTAAACGGTGGGACGCCACTCGCCGCGGCTGAGCATGAACTTCTTGGCGTTGTCGTTTTTGAGCGGAGCGTTGCACTCCTCGCAGATGTACTCCGCTTTCTTGGGATCCCGCTTCGGCCACCGGAGCTGTTCGAAGCGAAGGGTTTGCATGTGGAGGCACAGCGGACAGGGAACGTAGTATTGGCACTGATCGCCTTGCTGGTAAAACTTCTCGATCCGTGATAAGCCCGAAACAACCGGGGTGGAGGTGATGAGGATCTTCTTGCGTGCGAAGGTGGCCGTACGCGCAATCGCTAAAGCGCACGGCTCGCCCTCGCCGTCCACATCCCCGACGTACCCATCCACTTCATCGAGGAATAAGTACCGCGCAGCCATCGAGCGGAGTCCCTTCGCACTATTAGCTCCGGTCATAACCAGAATTCCACCGGGGAATTCTTTGGCCAGGACGGTGTTCCCGGAATCGCGCGAGCGCGGATCGCGGACTCGAGCCTTGAGCGGTTCACAATCCTCGATCAAGGGTCCAATACGCTGCTTGCTGTTGCGCTTGGCCATCTCAATGGTGGGCTGAACGCTCAACATGGGCCCGGGCGCCAGGTGAATCACATACCCGATCCAGTTGTTTCCGCATTCGGTTTTCCCGATCTGCGCGCCGCTCATGAGCACCACGGTTTCGGTCTTACTCGATGGCGACAGAGCATTCATGATCTCCCGGAGATACGGGGTTCGTTCCGTCCTCCACGGTCCCGGCTCCGAGCTGGAGCGCGAAGTCAGCACACGATACTGATCGGCCCAATCGCTCACCAGGAGATTCGGCTCCGGCTTGACCCCTAAATTGAAGCTGCGCTTATAGATCGCGCGAGCATCGGCGGTTACGACTTCATCGGTAACCGGGATCATCCGAATTTCCCCTCAGAAACCTGGGCGAGCATTGCTCGTATTTCGGTTTCCAGCAGATCGTGGACGCTCGCCTGGTCGGTTTCCGCCGCGAGCAAGCCGGCGATCCTCGCGGGGATGTTGAGCATCGCATCCCGGAAGATCTGACCGCGATTGAAGGCCTCCAGCTCCACCGCGCGGCGCTGTAACAAATTCCCCTGACGTTCCTCCAGCTCCAGTTTGCGGATCCGCGCCTCAAAAACCTCTTTAGCCGCACGCGCCTGCGCGAAGTTCGCAGAGGTGGGCGATGGTTCGTGGGATGGATGGGGTGTAGTCGCTCGCGGACGGTGCGGAGGCTTACGCTGATTGTGGGTGTTTTCCGCCCATTCCCTATCGGCTTTAACCGGATCGATGCTCCCATCCGGTTCTCTGGTGATTCGGCCGGCCTGGATCGCGACCTGGACCGCGCGGAGCGCGCAACCTCGATGTCTGGCGTATTCCCTTAATCCCAAAGCCGTGATATGCTTTCTGGAGATCGAGGCGCCGACTTAGGGTTTGCACTTTAAAGGAGCTATCCGTGTAAATGCGGGTGGCTCCTTCCGCTTTTTACTCCTCCCGATGGCTTTCCCGCACAGGCTATCACCTTCCGTAAGTCATTGCAAGAGTGTTCCACATGGAACTTAGTCACTGTTAGTCGAATCTTCTGCATCTGCTGCCCAAGTGGGAAGAAAACCAAGCAGATAGCGGTGACTACAGTGCAAAATCGCCAAACGCTAACTCGGAGGGGGAGGCCCGGAGGCCGCGCGGGGAGGGGGTGGGCTCCAAGTACCTTTTACCCGCGCGGGTTAACCGCCCCTCCTCCTCCAGCCGCCGCCGCCGCGCCGTGGAGCGCCGCAGCCGCAGCCGTGAGCATCCGCCCAGCCGCCCACGCCCAGCGTAAAATCGCTCGCCAAAAAAAACCCGGAGCGCTCCTGGAGAGGAGCGCTCCGGGTAGGAGCGTAGCTGGGGGAGCGCTGGGGAGCGCTCCCCAGCGCTGTTACGCTACCTTGGTAAGCTCCTCGCTGGGAGCGCTCGCGGAGCGCTTAAGCTCCGCTGTAAAGTACAGGAGCGCTTGTTTAGCGCTGTTGAGATCCGGGTACCCGTACTCTTGACAAACCCTAAACTCCAT